AGTTGCCTAATGCTTGGGGTGATCGCCTGGAGGTTAAGACTGATCGCATTGAGATGCGTGCGGCGCCTCAAGAGTCGTTCATATCCGCCCGTACATCGCGTGCCGAGCAACCTGAAGCGTTACAGGGTGTGCATTCGGACCATGTGATGCTTGTGGCGGATGAGGCATCAGGTATTCCTGAGTCCGTGTTTGAGGCGGCGGCGGGGTCTATGTCAGGGCATAACGCTGTGACGATTTTGTTGGGGAACCCAACGAAGTCCAGCGGGTTTTTCTTTGACACGCATAACCGATTAAAGGATGAGTGGTGGACACGTCGCGTGTCCTGCTATGACTCCAAGCGCGTAAGCGAAGCCTATATCAAGGATATGGCGTCAAGGTATGGCGAAGAGTCCAACGCTTTTCGTGTTCGCGTGTTGGGTGAGTTTCCGCGCACCGATGACGATACCTTGATTGGCGTTGAGCTGGTTGACAGCGCTTTTCACCGTGATGTTGAAACGACGGATACACAAACGGTGTGGGGGTTGGATGTGGCGCGATTTGGTACGGATGCCACAGCGCTTGCCAAGCGTAAGGGCAATGCCGTGACCGAAATACGCAAGTGGCGTGGGTTGGATTTGATGCAGACCACGGGCGCGGTGGTCGCTGAATACGAGGCCATGAAGCCAGAAGACAGGCCCGTTGAAATACTTGTCGATTCAATTGGCTTAGGGGCCGGTGTTGTGGACCGCTTGCGCGAATTGAATCTTCCTGCGCGTGGGATCAATGTGGCTGAGTCTCCCGCCATGGGAACGATTTATGTGAACTTGCGTGCCGAGCTATGGGGAAAGATGAAAGCGTGGCTGGAAAAGCGCGATTGCAAGATACCTAAAGATGAGTCGCTTTTGGCGGAACTTGTCTCGCCGCGCTATTCATTCAATAGCAACGGGAAGATGAAGTTAGAGAGCAAAGACGAGATGAGAAAGCGCGGGATTGGATCACCTGATATGGCTGATGCTTTGGCGTTGACCTTTGCCAGCGATGCAGGAACGGCGTTGTACGGTAAGGCTTACAACTCGCAGTGGGGTAAGCCGATTAAGCGGAACTTGAGGGCAGTTGTTTAATCGAGAGGGGTAGAAATGGCAAAACGAAAAATGCGTAGATCGGAAAGCAAGAAGATGATTTTTGATTATTTGAAGGGGTTGAAGAACCCTGTGAATGCTTGGCATTTGGCGGCAAAGTTTGACATGACCACCAAAAGGATTGATCAACTCATGACCGAATTGGCGGGGGACGATTTGATTGTCAAATCCAAGGGTATAAAAAACGTCGACATACCTTGGAAGAAAGTGATGGTGAACTATTTCGAGGTGAAAGAGGAATACAAAACTTTTAAGCCGCGTAAGCCTAAAGCGCCCATGCTGTGGCATAACCCATTTGGATTGGGGGCAAGAGTATGACCAAAGAAGACATTATCCGCATGGCGCGGGAGGTAGGTATTGAGTTTGATCCGCGATGGGGGACTTGCTACACGGGAAATGTTCAACTTGAACGCTTCGCCGCACTTGTTGCAGCACATGAGCGTGAGGCGTGTGCTATGGAAGCAGACTACGAGGCCGCACGCTGGCCGTACGCGCCGGAGTGCAGAGGACCTTGCGAAGAAATAGCTAAAGCAATCAGAGCAAGGGGTGAGCGATGAGGACACCCATGGTCTATTCAGCGACGGACATCAAGTGTTGGGATGTTTCTAAGCAATTGAAAAATGGCTTGTGGGCGCCAGCCAGACCAGAAAGCTGGTCTGGGATCAACATCAAAAAGCGCGTTACGGCTGCGTGGATGGTGTTTACCGGAAAGGCGGACGTGCTTGTGTGGGGTGAGCAATGAAAGCGTGGATTCATAACAAAATTAGAAATAACGAAGCGGCTACGATCAGCCTCGCACTACTAGAACAAGGATTGCCCGATGAGGTTCCTTCGCTGCGATATGTGCAGCATTGGGTCAATGGCGTGTGCAAAGAGTTAGGGTGTACGGCCACGATTTATCCCGGAGGCGATGTTGTTACTTTTTATCCTGTGGGTGAGCAATGAAACCAGCAGACATGATTGCAACGCTTGAAATGATCGGCTGGACCCGACAAGGCATTTCTAAATATCTCGGTGTTGGCAAGCCTGCGGTCAGCCGGATGGCCACTGATCAATGCGCTAATCCGCGCTACAAAACGATGGACGCGCTGCGCGAATTGATCGCGTCACCGACGCCGATTGATCGGAAAGCGAAGGGTGAGCAATGAAGGACTACGTCGCTGGCCAAGCTAATTGGCGCACGCCAGGCGATCAGACGCCACCCTTGGGCGTGAAGATGCTATTGCTGAATCCTGCTGGTGTATGTGTTATTGGCACCTGGTCGGAGTGGGCGATAGCCTGGGCGCCACTGCCCAAGCTTCCCGATCACATCAAGGAGGTATTGAAGTGAAAGACTTAACGATTGGCGATGTCATGGGCATCGCCAGAAACACAGGGTTTGATCCGCACGCAGAGAATCTTTTTATCTTTGCTGCGCAGATCGAGTTTGTTGCAGGCGAAGCACGCTTAAACCATTGCATTGAGTTGCTGGAGAAAAACGGCTATGACGATGCGGCGGAACTATTGAAAGGACAGGGATGAACCTGAACGATATGGCGAGAAAAGCTTGGGTGAATGGTTTGCTCGAAAACTTTCCACGAGGCGAGTACGAAAAGCTGCAATGGGAAGTGCTTGAAGAGATGATGATCGAACTTGAGCGCCAAACGCGTGAACTGGTGCGGATTGCCGAGCTTGAGCGTAAGCGTTGGGGTAAGCAATGAGAACCGTAACGATTCTTGTTCCAGCCTTTAAGTCCAAGCACCTGTACACCACGCTTGCCAGCATTGACGCGCAGACTTACCCGAAAATTCAAGTGATCATTGGCAACCATTGCCCGGATGATGAAGAGCATCACATCATCAATGACATGGCACAGCGATATGACTTTGAAGTCATAGACACGCACTTGATTTGTCCTGGCGATCAAGTGGCGCATTACGCGTACCTTTGGAAGAAGGCCCAATCGGACCTGGTGCGGTTTGTGTATGACGATGATGTGATTTATCCATCATCAACGTCCTACCTGGTTGATTTGGCGGACCACCACCGCGATGCAACCATGTTTTGGCATCAGCGCCATTGGATCAACGACGAAGGGCGATTCCTTCGTGCGCCAGGCTTGATCAGTCAAGATGAACTCATTAAGTCATCACGCGAAAACGTGCTGCGATTGATGGCAATGCACAAGAACTTCATAGGCGAGCCTTCGTTTGTGATGATGGATCGTTCCAAGTGCGCATTCACCATGACCTATTCGCCCCTTGGCGAGCTGGCACCAAGGCACTATTTGGGTGACGTGACCTGGTACTTGGAAGCCACGCGACACGGGCCAGCGGTAGGCGGTGGGGCGCACTTGGGGGCGTTTCGCTTGCACGCTAACCAAGATTCCAACAAGGACAGCCCGCGCCACACACTAGGGATTGTCGATTGGGAAATGTTCATGCGCTATGAATACTTTGGCGGCAACATCAACCGCGTAACCGCAGAGGATTGGGGGCGTACAATTTTGCAAACCTATTGGGCTGAGATGGATCGCAGACCGCCATTGCGTTTATTTCACTCGCGCTTATCAGCAGATATGGCGTTTAACAAACTCGCCAGCATGAGCGGTTTCTTGGAGGATTACCACGCTTTGCGCATGAATCTTGCGCATTGATGCGTGAGTGTGCTAGTGTCTGCCCCCAAATAGGGGTGCTGACATGAAAGCAAAGCCAGTGTGGGATAAGGCGCGTCCAAAGTCATTGGGCAAAAGCGAACCGTTATCCAAGAAGCAAAAGGCCAGCGCTAAAGCCATGGCGAAATCCGCAGGCAGGCCATACCCTAATTTGATTGACAATATGCGTGCGGCTAAGAAGTGAGCAAGCAAGTACGCGATTCAGCCGGTCACTTGTGGCCGCAAATTGTTGGCCGATTTGGCACGACAACGATGCTTACAACGTCAGACGAAAGCCAGCAATCGCACGCCGCCGCAACCGGTGTAACGCTAATGCGTATTGCTAATGGTTCCGATGACGGCAAGCATTTGCACTTTACAGTTGGCACCGACCCAACGGCCACAACAAGTCACCCAATTGTTCCCGCTTATCAAGTGGCGTATGTTGCTGTTGCTCCGGGCGAAAAGGTTGCCATTATTTCAGGACACAACCACAACTTTCACGTCACCATCACGGACATCCTTGCATCATGATGAAAAAGACCAAAGCGGAGAAGAAAATCTCCAAAGTTATGCGCGAATACAAGGCGGGTAAGTTGCATTCCGGTAGCAAAAAAGGACCGATGGTGACCAATCCCAAGCAGGCCATTGCCATTGCGTTATCCGAAGCCGGCAAAGCGAAGAAGAAATGATGGAATGCCCGATTGAAACCAAAGATCCGGTAGCGAATCTTAAGCATCGCAATTGGGCCTTCGCTAACGTAGGCTATGGACCCGCTAATCCCGAACTGCCGAACAAGGATTTTTGGGACGCTAAAGCCGAAACATGGAATACGGACCTGGCGCAAGCCAAGTCCATGCGTTGCGGTAACTGCGCAGCATTCATCCAAACACCTGAAATGATTGAGTGCATCACAGGTGGTATGGAGGGCGAAGAAAGCGACGAGGAAAACGGCGAATACGAAAACGGCGAAGAAGGCGAAAGCGAAGAGAACGAAGATTTAGAGATGGCGGTGCAAGACGCCGCCGATCTTGGTTATTGCGAACTATTCCACTTTAAGTGCGCAGCGGCGCGTACCTGTGACGCCTGGTTGGTTGGCGGGCCTATTACATCGATGATGAACTCGCGCCGCCAGCGCGAAGCCGTTGCGTTTCAGCGCGTTAACTTTATGCGTGAGGAAGATTGATGAAAACGCCAGCGTGGCAGCGTAAAGAGGGCCAAAGTCCAAGTGGTGGATTGAACGCCAAAGGCCGCGCATCCTATAAAGCAGAAACGGGCGGCACGTTAAAGGCGCCTGTGAAGTCAGGCGACAATCCAAGACGCGCCAGTTTTCTTGCGAGAATGGGCAACATGCCCGGTCCAGAATACAAAAATGGCGAACCCACGAGACTTTTGTTAAGCCTAAAGGCTTGGGGTGCATCAAGCAAAGCCGATGCACGAGCAAAAGCCAAAGCCATTAGCGCAAGAAATAAGGGTAAGTAAATGGACGTTGAAATGAACCTCGCTACCGGCGTCAAGTCCGGTGAGCCCATGGACGAGACTGAAGTTCAAGCCATTGTTGCGGCTGAACTTGTTGACGCTACCAATTTCATTGATTTGGAGATTGGCAATCTTCGCGCCCGCGCCACGGAATATTATTTTGGCGATCCATTTGGCGATGAAGAAGAGGGGCGCAGCCAGGTTGTATCGATGGATGTGCGCGACACAGTGCAGGCCATTTTACCGAGCCTCATGCGCATTTTCTTTTCATCAGAGAACGTTGTGCAGTATGTGCCGCGCAGCATGGAAGATGCGCCGATGGCAGAACAGGCCACGGATTATGTGCGCTATATCCTGAACGAAGACAACAATGGCTTTGTGCTGTTTCACTCCATCTTCAAAGATGCCTTGGTGCGCAAGACAGGCGTTTGCAAGTGGTGGGTTGATGAGCACATTGAAATTAAAAATGAAAATTACACGGGTCTTGATGACGCGCAGCTATCGTTGATTCTTGGTCAAGAAGGCGTTGAGATGGTTGACTTAATGTCTACCGAAGACCCTTCAGCACCGCCGCCCGTGATTGATCCGTTGACCGGCCAGCAACTGACGCCAACTGTAATGATTCACGACGTAACGGTTAGCCGCAAAGTCATCACCAAGCGTTTCCGCGTCGAAAGCCTGGCACCTGAAGAGTTCATCGTTGACCGTAGAGCGCGGACGCTCGAAGACGCAGACATTGTGGCGCACAGGAAACTTGCAACCGTGTCTGAGCTTGTTGCCATGGGTTATGACCAGGAGTTGGTCGAGTCCAATACAGGCGAAGACGAACTCGACACAAACATTGAGCGCATTGCGCGTAATCCTGCACAAATGATGTTTGGCGAGTCAGCCAACAATCCTGCGCAACGCCGTGTGCTTTACACCGAATCCTATATCCGCATGGACATGAACGGTGATGGCGTGGCGGAACTTCGCAAGATTTGCACCATGGGCCCGTCTTATAAGATCGTCGCCAACGATCCGGCGGATGATGTGCCTTTTGCTTATTTCTGCCCTGATCCTGAGCCGCATACGCTTTTTGGCATGTCAACGGCTGACGTAACCATGGACATTCAGCGCATTAAGTCAGTCATTCTGCGCAACATGCTTGATTCATTGGCGCAATCCATTCATCCGCGCACAGGCGTGGTTGAAGGCCAAGTCAATCTTGACGATGTATTGAATAACGAAAACGGCGCCATTATCAGAATGCGTGCGCCTGGTATGGTTCAGCCGTTCACCACACCGTTCGTTGGCGGTCAGGCATTTCCGATGATGGAATACATGGACCAGGTGAAAGAAGCACGCACTGGCATGTCCAAAGCCTCCATGGGCCTTAACGCCGACGCGCTGCAATCGACAACTAAGCTGGCGGTACAAGCTACCGTTCAGGCCGCGCAGCAACATATTGAATTGATCGCTCGCGTGTTTTCTGAAATCGGCATGAAGCGTTTATTCAAAGGTTTGTTGCGTTTGATTACGCAACATCAGGACAAGCCACGCGTCATTCGTTTGCGCAATCAGTGGGTCCAAGTTGATCCGCGTGGTTGGGATGCCTCGATGGATGTAAGCGTGAATGTTGGTCTTGGCACTGGCGGCATTGATGAAAAGATTCAATTCTTGCAAGCCATTGCCGGCAAGCAAGAGCAGTTGCTTCAAACGCTTGGCACCAACAATCCGATTGTGACGGTTGGTCAATACGCTAACACGTTAGCCAAACTGGTTGAGATGGCGGGGTACAAGGATTCGACGCAATTCTTCAATCAATTGCCGATGGACTTTTCTCCGCCACCGCAACAACCACAGCCCGATCCAACGCAAGCCTTGGCGCAAGTTCAGATTCAATCCATTCAGGCTGACATTCAAAAGAAAGCCGCCGAACTTGCCCTTGAGCGCGAAAAGATGATTCGCGCTGATGATCGTGAGCGTGATCGCATTGCACAAGATGGCATTTTGAAGCGCCAAGAGATGGAACTTAAGTATCAAGTAGACTTGGCTGCAACGCAAGCCGAAATCGATGCCAAAGTAGCAATGGATCGTGAGCGTTTGCAGATGCAAGCTATTAACCAAGCCCAACAAGCCGTGACAGCGGCACAACCCATGCAATGACTAACGACGAAAAAATAAGACGCGCACAGGAAGCTGAACGAATTTTGAATTCCACGCTTTATCAGGAAGCGTGGCAAAGCATTAGAGAATCATTGTTTGAAGAGTGGACCGCTTCGCAGGATGCGAAGCACCGCGAAATGATTTTTCATGACTTCAAAGCCATGGAACGTCTTCAAACCTACTTTGGAAGCGTGATAACTGACGGTACGTTGACCCGTATGGCGGCTGATCGCCAACGGAAACTGACCAAATCTTGATGGAGCGCATGAAATGAGTGACAATTTAGCAACCGTTGAAAGCGAAAGCACAGCGGGGATGACGGTGGCGCAAGCCGCCAAAGCCTTTGAGTCGATGTTTGCCGAACCCGGAGAACAAACAGAAGCCCAGGCGCAAACGGATGAAGCGCAAGCCGAATCCGATGATGTTGGCGATGTAGAAACAGACGCGGAAGAGCAAGGCGAAGGGTCCGAAGACGTTGAAGCATCGAGCGAGTCAGACGAAGACGCTCAAGAGCAAGAGCAATCCAATGAGCCACCAAAGTTCACCGTCAAGATTGATGGCAAAGAACAAGAGGTTGAACTCAATGAGTTGATCAATGGCTACCAGCGAACGGCTGACTACACACGCAAAACGCAAGCATTGGCTGAACAGCGCAAGGCCGCTGAAGCCGAGCTGAACGCGGTGCGTGAAGAGCGGCAAACTTACGCTCAGTTGCTTACGGCGTTGCAATCGCAACTCCAGCAGCAACAAGAAAACCCGATTGATATGGAGAGTCTATACAGGGACGATCCGATTGAATGGGTACGGCAAACCGAGCTGCAACGTCAGCGCAACGAGAAATTGGCGGCATCGCAAGCCGAACTCCAGCGCTTAAACCAATTGCAGCAAGCTGAATCGCAACGCGCCATGAAAGCAAGGCTTGAGCAAGAAGCGCAACTTCTTGTGGAGGCTATTCCAGAATGGAAAAACGCTGACACGGCAAAAGCTGAAAAAGCCGCGTTGATTGAATTTGGATTGAAGGAAGGTTTTCAGGAAGACGATTTGAAGGGCGTGGCTGATCACCGCGTTGTCAAGTTGCTTCGTAAAGCCATGTTGTACGACAAGATCACGGCGAAGCAGGCAACAATTAAGCCTAAACCGCCTGTTGTGCAGCAATCGAAAACCATTGCGCCTGGCAATCCAAAATCAGCTAAGGTTTCCACGAGCGAAGTAGTCCGGGCCAAACAGCGCCTTGCAAAAACCGGCAACGTTCGTGACGCTGCCAAACTGTTTGAACATCTTATCTAAAGGAAACCCAAATGACTATTGCATCAAACACCTTCCTTACTTACTCTGCAAAGGGTATTCGTGAGGACTTGAGCAATCAGATTTACAACATCAGTCCTGAAACCACACCGTTCATGAACAACATTGGACGCGGTACGGCAAGCAACACGCTGTTCCAGTGGCAGACAGACACGTTGGCGGACAACACGACCGCAAACGCGCAACTGCAAGGTGATGACATTTCGACGTATGACGCTGTAACGCCAACCGTTCAACTGACCAATTACACGCAGATCAGCCGTAAGACTGTGGTGATCTCCGGTACGGTTGAGGCTGTCAACAAAGCAGGCCGCAAGTCAGAATTGGCCTACCAGTTGGCAAAGCGTGCGGCTGAGTTGAAGCGCGACATGGAAACCATCATGCTGGCTAACCAAGCCGCATCCGCTGGTGACTCGACAACGGCCCAAAAGACCGGATCGTTGCTTGCGTTCATCAAAACCAACACCGACAAGGGTACGAACGGTGCTGATCCTTCTTACACTACGCTGCCCAACGATGATCGCAGCGATGGCGTAACCCGCGCATTCACTGAAACCATTCTCAAGAATGTGCTTCAGAAAGTGTGGGAACAGGGCGGCGATCCTTCGATTGTGATGGTTGGCGCCAAAAACAAGCAAGTTGTTTCTGGCTTCAACGGTATCGCAACGCGCTATCGTGATGTGCCTGCTGGCAAGCAAGCGCAGATCATTGGCGCGGCTGATGTGTATGTTGGTGACTTTGGACAAGTCAACATTGTTCCTAACCGTTTCCAGCGTGATCGTGACGCGTTTGTGCTGTCACCTGATTACGCCGGTGTGCATTTCCTTCGTCCGTTCCAGCAAGTTGAACTTGCAACAACGGGCGATGCTGAAAAGCGCTTGCTCCTTGCTGAATATGGCCTTGCCATTTACAACGAGAAGGCACACGGTTTGGCGGCTGACCTTTCGACCTAACCAGCAACAAGGAACGGGGGCGGAAACGCTCCCGTTTTTACATGGAATCAAAACTTTTTGAGCATGATCCACTTCTTGGCCTAACGCGCATTTGGCATTACGACGAGGCTACAGACACAGCGGTGATTGAAACAATCCAAGACGCAACACCCATCGTTGAAACCAATAAGGCACAGTTTGCATCCATCGACGAACGCGCAAAGTGGAACGGTGATGGTCTTGGCGTACATGTCGCATCCATCCCCATGAATATTTACATGGACTTGGTGAGTAAGGGCATCACGCGAACAGAAAAAGATTTTAAGAAGTGGCTTAATGATCCCGACAACCGATTTTTCAGGACTCGACCAGGAAGGGTGTGATGGAAAACAAACGATTGATTAGTGTGTGCGTCCCTGCGAGGGACGAAGTGCATTCAGACTTTGCATTTGACCTTGTAAACGCTGTGGCGTTTCATGTGGCTCATCATCCGCATGACGTGGTAAACGTCAACATTTCCAAAGGTACGCTGCTTGTAAGCCAGCGTTCAGAATTGGTGATGACCGCCATGGAAAACAACGCTGACGTGGTGCTGTTTATTGATAGCGATATGCGTTTTCCGCAAGACACCATCAAGCAATTGCTTGACCGTGACTTGTTAGTGGTTGCCGCCAACTGCCCGCGCAGGCGAATGCCAGTGGGGCCAACGGCTGCAAACTATGATCCAGAAACGCAGCGCAAAGTTCCCGTTTACACAGGTGAGCACGACACGGGTGTTGAACAAGTCGATGCTGTAGGCACTGGCATCATGATGGTTGATACGAACGTTTTTCGCGCCATCGAAATGCCTTGGTTCGCTACGCCATGGGATGTGGCGGCTAAAGGCTACATGGGCGAAGACATATATTTTTGCAAGTTATTGCGCGACAATGAGATTCCGTTGTATATTGACCATGACCTGTCCAAGCACATTGGACATATAGGAACCTGGGAATACAAGCATGAGCACACCTGGGCAATCCGTCCGCAAGAGGATGCTTATCGAGCATCAATCGGTCTTAAAACCGAACTTCGCAAAAAGGACGCTGCCTGACCATGGCGCTTGGCACTTACGCACAACTTAAAACGTCGATTGCCGATTGGTTGAATCGGTCCGATTTGACGTCAGCCATTGCCGACTTCATCACGTTGGCGGAAGCCGAGTTCAATCGAACCGTACGCGTTCGCCAAATGATTGTGCGTGCTAACGCCACACTTGATAATT